CTTTTCATATTTTAATAATTTAAAACTTTCGTAGTTATCCCAATCTATATCATATTTAAAATGTAATGTATTGGCTACTTTAACACAAGATAAAATCTTATCAGTAATTTTATTATTATCTATTTGGGATTCGATGGCCTTTCTATAATCTCTTACTTCACTACCATCCAAACCAACAAGCTCAGCCCTACTACCATTAGTGTTTATTGTATTTTTTGATTTACCAAAAACCCTATCTTTTATAAAACCAATTTCAGAATCATTTAAAAAGTTTTCTTTCTCCACATAGTATTTAAAATTATCATTCTTAATCATACAAATGTATCTCCAACTGCCCAACAAACACTTGTATATCTTACCCCACTCGTTACAGGTTTTACCTCGTGTCCTGCAAACGATGGAAATATTACCAATCTACCAATTTCAGGTTCGATAATTGTATCATCAAATAATTTGAATTCTCCACCCTCGTAATCATTATTTAAAAACAATACACCAGTCATTTTAACAATACTGAAATCTTCTGATGGATGAAAGTCTGCGTGTGGTGTGTACCAATCTCCTACATCATATCTATGACCTGTATATTCATTACGATGTAATCCACCAATATCATATTTGTAGTGAACTTGATTAGCAATCTTGAAGGCCATCCAATATTTGTTTAACATTTCTAAATCATCATACACCGCCACATTTAAATTACAAACAGCTGGGTCTTGTTTATATTTCGGATTACTATCTTTTCCATAATAAACATCTTTAACTTTCTTCACACAATCATTATCGATTCTTTTTATAAAATCTTCACACTCTTGTTTAGATAAAAAGTTTTTTCTATCCAACCACCACCTAAAATTTTGGTTCTGTTTAAACTTACTATTATCTACTTTTCTATACAAAGGTATCTCCAACTCCCCAAGCTAAACAAGAATACCTACTTCCCTTTTTAACTGGTTTAACTCCATGTCCTGCAAATGCTGGATGGATGATTAGTTTACCAACCTTTGGTTCTATAACCTTACCATCAAAGAAATGAAATTCACCACCCTCGTAATTATCGTTCAAAAATACAACACAAGTTAATTTATTAACACTATACTTATCAATCCAATGAAAATCTGAATGTGGTGTATAATATTGTCCAACATCATACCGATGAAGAGAAAGGCCATTACCATAAATACCTTTACAATTATAGTGATATGTTGTTAAGTCTGCCAACTTAATTGCGTTCCAAAATCTATCTAATAATTTTGAGTCATTACTTCTTTTAAAATTTAGAAAACAAGATTTATTATCTTCTTCATTTAACTTATCCCTATTTTCTGTACCACGATAGAAACCACTTTTCAAAACGGCTTCTTTATCAACCATTTCGATTAACTCTTCACATTCATCTTTACTGAAAAAGTTTTCTCTTTCCAAGTACCATCTAAAATCATTATTACATTTTAGTTTATCTATATCTACATCTTTATACAAAAGTATCTCCTGATATAAATTCTTGTAAACAATATCTTGTTCCTTTTGTAACAGGAGTTACTCTGTGAAAAAATATTGGTGAAAAAATAACCAATGTTCCCTTTTCTTGTGGCATTGTATAATATTCCATAGTGTGTGGGTCTTGAATAGCCAACTGAGTTTGTCCACCCTCATATTCACTTGGGTCTGTTAACTGAACTATAGTAACTAACTTTCTTGTAGAACTACTACCAGCATTAAAATCAGAATGCCAAGTGTAGAAATCACCTGGTGTATATTTAATCATTTTTATATTATCTTCAACTTCTTTTATATTGAAGTTCCAAGATAATTGATTGGAAACTTTAGCAGTCAACCATAACTTTTGTTGTATATCAGAATAATCACCAACAACATAATCTCTCATCGCCTTATTCAAATACCATTCAGTTACACTTCTAAACTCTAAATTATGGTCTGAGCCTAAATGTGGTTCAATACATCCAACCTCACCCTTTTCAGTTTCTTCAACTCTTTTTATAATTTCATCACACTCTTCATTTGAAAAGAAATTTGGTTTTGAAATCCACCATCTAAAATTATCATTTTGTTTTAACTCACTCATCTCTACTCCTTAATTTTTCACGAAACCTTTTTTCTGTATCATTCTCTGATACTATCCATTCAGGTACATAATAATTTTCATCACCTGTTAGATAATCTACAAACTCTGGTTTATCTATTTCAACTTCGTGAAAGTCTATATTACTATCCGTTAAATAGTGTGGATATTTTTCAGCCACACCTTGATAAATTGTTTTAGGTTTTAAATAATCATTGAAGAAACTAATAATAGTTCCTACCTTAGAAACCTTTAATATAAATATTGGAAACATTAACGCACCTACATTATCACCATAAGTATCTTTTAATATTCCATCAAATCTTTTATTTGGTAGATTACTTTTCCAATCTCCAAATATTGGTATCACATTTGGTTTATCTTTGGCCCATTCTAATAACTTTTGATAAACAACTTTATCTTCTTCTATAATCGTGTGTGATTTTATATCTTGTTCTTGGATATAGTTTGCACTTATACCCATACCAAAACCTAATTCTAAAATGTGTCCACCATTTCTTGTAACAACCTCAGCATGTTTCTCCATCATTGGATGTTCCCAATCATGCATGACAACTTTAGAATCTTTTAATAAACTATTCTTTGTGTACTCCACATTTATTTTCTCGGTGGTAGATTATGTACTAATATATCTGATAAGAAATAAGTATCTATATCCTCAACATCTAAAGAATAATATGTATCACTTTCTTGTACCTCGGATATTGAAGTGATGGTTAATTCACTACCATCTTTATCAAGTAAAACATCATTTACTGCTAACTCTGATGGATATCTCCAACACCAAACAGAATTTTGTTTAACATAAACTACTGCTTGTGTATTATCACCTGCAAGTTTAATACTACCATTAATTAAATAATGATAATCAACTTGTTCTGATTTTAATTCCATTACAACTGAACCACTCATAGTACCAGATAATTCTGCGTTAGTATAACTAATTGAAGCATGGTCTTGTAAAGACATGTCTGTTGGGTGATATGATTTTACAAGGTCTCCAACTTCAATATCCTGTATTTGTTTAGTAGAATCATCATACATTCGAACCAAACTACCACTAACACCTAATGGTGAAAAACTACTATTGAGTGACCAATAATCATTTTCAGTTTTTTGTATATGAACATATTGTCCATTATAATTATTTTTCAATATGATTGTTTTCTCAGGTGTTGATAAAAACACTACTCTACCATTTGATATAAATCGTTTACCATAGGTTGAACCATCATCTGTCAAACTACCAGAACCAATAATAAACTTCTCTGTAATCGCACCAGCCTCATTAAACCTATTCCAATCAAAAGATGAAGTTTCATAAGTGTATGGATGTATTCTATCACCACTTATTCCACTATCAATACCAGAGTATTTTTGTATAAAATCAGGATAAGGCCAGTTTTCATATTGTGAATATGATGATGTGTTAAATAATGGAATTAAAGTATCACTAATAGGTGAAGCACTTAATACACTTCTGAATTGATTTTTTTCATAAGAACCACTTGATATATTATATAAATTATCATCAGAATAGTGTGGGGATTCTATAAATAAATGAAATTTAGAATTATAATCTGAATTACCTCTTTGATTAAAGTAAGTGGATGCAGTTTTCTGGTCGTATTCAAATATTGTAGAAATATTATGGTCGGCGAAACTTGAACTAATCATGACCTGTTGTGCCGTTGTAGGATTTTTTATAATTTTATTACCTTGGTCATGTAATCTTGGTAAATTTACACCATAAACATATGCCGTATCGTAACTTTGTGTAGCGGCATAGTTTGCAATATCATCGTATAATGATTTTTGTTCTGATAATCCACCTGTATTAAGAACATTTGTATTTAATTCATAGAAGTATATATCACCTGAACCACTTTCAATTGTGTAATCAACACTACCAACTATGCCTGCACGAGAAAGATTTGGCCATCCACCAGCACTTCCTGTGATATAATTTACTAAATCTAAAACTTTTGATTCTACTGACATTAATTTCTCCTATGTATAAATATCTACAATATCATTTTATAGTTACAATTTATTATCATTTGTTGTGCTGGTTTATTCCAATCATCTGATTGACACCACCACTTTTCATAACCTTGACAATGTCTATGTAAAGAGTTTATTATCTCAACACCTATTCCTTTGTTTCGATATAATGGATTGACATAAATATTACAAATCTCTTTGTTACCTACATTTAACCAACCCCAACCTTTAATGGTGTTATCTGGTTTAAATAATACAAACTTCCAACCTTGACTTAATCTATCACGAACATCATCTAAATCCCACATAGATTTCCACTTTATTATTTTGTTAAAAGTATCTATCTCATCTTGAAGTAGATAATATTCACCATCAAAATCATCACATAAATCCGATATCACAGAATCACTTCTGTCAATAACATATAACATTATTGTTCAGAAACAGCACTCATCATATTTTTTGGTACTGCTCCACAATTACCACAACTAAATACTTGTATAGGTATTATTGCTTCTTTACCTGTCGGACTCATTAATGCCGACATTCTTTTCAAAAAGAAAGTTTGTATAAAAGATGCATTATTGCATTCTTCACATTGTATTGTTTCTGTCTTACTGATATCTATCTGTTCTTGTGGTGGTGTTTCTTGTCCCACAAATTTTCTACCTTTACTCATTTTATCTTCCCTATTATTTCTATGAACATTGCCATAATATTTATCTCTTTATCAACTACAACGGCATCACTCTGTTGGTATTGTGCCAGAACTAATATACATTCCGCCACATGTCCTCTACCCCAATCATCGACTGTATCAAATAACAATCTGAATAAATCAGAGAAATCCGTAACTTTGGAATCTGCCAATAGTTGTCTTATATTCTTAAATGAATTCTTTTTATCTTGTGTTTTCAAAATTTCTAATACTTGTAATTTGTAATCATTTTGTATACTCATACCCTCATCGATAACTAACACACCATTCACCACTTGTCTTTGTGCGGCATTGATTACTCTTCTCAAATCAGGAAAACCACTATTAACAATCGTTACAATATCTTCAATATCAGATTTAACATCCTCTTTTGTTAGGATACTATTTAAGTGAACTGCCACCTCTTTTCTATCTGGTGGTATAATCTGAAATGATTGACATCTACTTTGTATTGGGTCAATGATTCTTTCCACATAATTACAAGTTAAGATAAATCTACAACTCTTACTAAATGTTTCCATTAGGTTTCTAAGTGCGGCCTGAGCATTTGGTGTAATGTAATCACACTCATCTAAGATAATCACTTTCATCTCGGCAAACCCAAGTGTTGATGCAAAGTTCTTCACTTTTTCACGAACAACATCCACACTATTTTCATCGGATGCATTTATATATAGATAATCACAATCTATATTATTCACAAGTAATTTGGCGAGAGTGGTTTTACCTGTACCAGCACGTCCGTATAGTAAAAGGTGTGGCAAATCTCCACTCTCGATGTAGACCTTGACTTTACTTCGTAGGTGTTTATTACCTATGTAGCTATCAAGTGTTGACGGCCGATACTTTTCTACCCATAATGTATTTTTAATTTCATTCATATTTTTCTCCAAACCCATATTGGTTCACAAAACCTTTTATCTTTTGTTTCCTCTGTTTTTTGTAAAGTTTCTTCATTATACTCATCTGATTTGGCTGTTCCAGCCCCACCACTATTCGGTCGTTTGGCCATCTCCATTCCAATACAACCTTGATATTCCGAATCACTAAATGTACTTAAGAAATCATTCATCGGATTACAAATCTCCAACCAACCTCTTTCTGAACTCCATTTAGAATTAGTGTATACATCAGAAATATTCACTAATAAATATCCACCAGATTTCACAGAACACCATAAATTTTTCAAAGTTTTCTGTAGGAACTTTTCATTCCAATCTGTTATATCTTTATACTTAACCCAACTTTGAGTATCATCATAACTATATCTTTCAACATTAAAGTAAGGTGGTGATGTAAAGACCGTATCGAACTTATTTTTATACTGAGTAAAATCTACATCCTCGGCTGGTGATTCTATGAATTCACATTTCTTATCCACCTCAAACATTGTTCGATGTTTGGAATAGAACTCAGCCTGTTCCTTATAGATGGGATGGTTTTCTTTTCTTGGGTCAATCCCAACATAATATTCACCACTTTCACTACCGAAGAATCCTGCCAATCTATCTCCCCAACCTGCTGAAAAATCTAAGATATTTTTACTATCTAACTTATCATAGATAATCTTAGCCACATTTGGTTTGAACTGAGAACAAATATATTTTCTCAAACTTATCATGGTTCTAAGATACTTTTTATCGATGTATGGTAGTTTCAATGAATAAGCGGCTCCCATCAAACTCGTCATAAACTTTTCACTCTCCCAAGTTCGTACAGGACCAGGTGCCACAGAACCATCAACACTCCATCTATTACCTTGTTGAAAAT